TATCGAATTACATATACATCATGTAATATTGGGTCAATGTATTATGAATGTTTGTAAGCAATCGCTTTTTTTCTAAATTATAAGGCCGCATGATAGAAATACACTCGTCAAACGTTTTCCACTCCATTTTACTCACTTCTGTAATTTCATAATTTGCAAGATTTTCACTATGTTTTTGCGGAATATAGGCTATATAATATTTATGTTTGTACGATTTATAATTTGACCCCGTAAATATTTCTTCATATGGGTAAATATTATGTATACTGTGTAAATTTTTACGATCAAACCCCGTCTCTTCGCAAAATTCGCGAATTGCGCAATCATAGTCTTTTTCTTGAAAATTACGTCGTCCTTTTGGAAATCCCCATTCCGGTTCATCCCACTGTTTGTATTGATTACTATCCTCGATTAATGACGCAAGGGAATATTGCTCCCCTTTACTCGTTATACCAGACCGCAACATTTCGAACTTATCGCGAGACCCATTTTCCTCATGTTTATATTGATTGCTAATGACGTTCTCGCCCCATATGTGTTTCCATAATTCGGCGAACGTTTTCGTAAGTAAGTACTGTTTCTCTACATTCGTCATTTGTATAATCATATTCATAATATAGTCCTTGTTATGCACTGAATATTTCCCGCGCATGAAATCAATAAATCCAAATGTATCCTTTCGTCGTATTGTCAAATATTGTAGTTTCGAATCGACAATGCGGAACGCAATTACACCTATACTTATAATCGGTAATTTACATAAATGATATACATGTCCGTATTTGCCACAATTATTACAATAATTATCTGCCATTTTTTATAGTAATACGATAAATCCTAAGTAAATATAATAAGGTCTCTTTATATAAATATTACCCAATGTTGTTTGAACCGTCAGTGTGGGGACCTCATTATTGGTTTTTTTTACATACAGTTGCCGAATGTTATCCCGACAATCCAAACGAAGTATTAAAACGCAAATATTACGATTTAATCCAAAACATTCCATTATTTATTCCAATCAGCGAAATAGGCGACAAATTTAGCCGCTTATTAGACAAATATCCGGTAACTCCGTATTTGTGTTCGAAACAGTCTTTCGTACGCTGGATGCATTTTATTCATAACAAGATCAATGTTTCACTCGAAAAACCCGAACTGTCTTTACCAGAGGCGCTAGCCAAATATCGCTCGCATTATAAGCCAAAACCGATATATTTAGCAGAACAAATCAACCTGCGCCGGCACTATTTGTATGCATTTTTCATCGTTCTCGTCGTATTTTTGATATTCATGTATTATGAATAACGTAGGCAAATATTCTCTACATAATACAAAGATGCGGTTAGAGTTGTATATCATAATCATTGCCGGATTTATAATCGCCAACATATACACCGATGGGAAGTATGCGAAAATGCTCATGTCGGGTAAAAAATATTATCAAATGGCGGGCGTTGCGTTTGGCGCACTAATGATATATATTTTGTTTAAGCGCAACCCACTACGTGCACACCAAATGCTGAATGCATCAAACGATTATTTGCGCTATTTACCGATTGACCGAAATACCACTAACATGATATCGCCTATTTTGGATTTTACGAGCCGACAACAATTTGCCGAACAACAGGACGGGGGCAATCATGCCCGACCAATATTAGCTATGCCAGATACGTCCAATGTAACCAGTGAGGCACGTATTATGCAATCGGGAAAAAAGGCGACAAAGCGTTCTGTAAGTGAAACCAAAAAGAAGTTTGTGGCGTCTAGACAGGACTGGAAGTGCGGCGACTGCCAACATCAATTAACCGCTTGGTTCGAAGTCGATCACAAAATACGCTTAGAATATGGAGGAAGTAATCATGTAGATAATTTAGTTGCATTATGCCGCGAATGTCACGGTAAGAAAACGACCATGGAGAACCTATAATGTCGGCAAACATTTTGTATTTTTGGTATTTGTAAATATCAAAAATGCAGAACTATATAATCTACAGTCACTTTATAGAATGGCAGATATAGATATTTCGAAACAAACAATACCAGCAAAAGGTCTCGAATTCATAAAATCATACAACAAACACCTGGTATTAGCTATATCCCTCATTGTTGCAGGAATATCGATCAATGATGGTTTCAAAAATAGCAAAAATAACCAACCGGTTACCGGAAATGTATCTACAGTGATCATGTCATTGATTATTGGTATCGGGTATTTTATGTATACGTCCGTGTTGTCTGGCGTTAAGTCAAATAATTTGGCAGTTATCGCGGCAGTAGCCGGTTTTATTGCAATATCCCTAATCATATACGCCCTGGTAACAGTGGATTCGAAAATGTTCGCATTTTTTGCATATTCAACTACGGCAATTCTGTCACTTATTTTGATCGTCGGCCTTGCAATGTTCTTTTATGTATTTAGTAATTATTTGAAATCGTTTACTGGTTGGGTCGGTTTCGCAGTTTATTTTTTGTTTTACATCCCATGCATGTTATTATCCTTTGTATACTACATTACAAATGAATTTAAGTTAACCACGAGTCCAGTTTTGATACTATTCGTTGTAGAAATACTATTGATATTGTTTTATGTGTATATACCCGACTTAATTACTTATATTTCTAGACAAGAAGGTACACCCATACTCGAAGGCACTGTATATTTAAATTCACCTCACACATTTAACGTGGGTAAAAGTAATATTATGCCAGATATGGACATTCAACTGGCCGGAAATATTGATAAGACACAATTCCAAAATTATGCATTGTCGATGTGGACATATGTTAATGCGCATGGCACAACTAAAATCGCGTATAATACCGAGTCGTTAATTTTTGACCACGGCAATGGTAAACCCAAAATAACATATTATAACGGAGATAATCGCGATTCCTCTCCCGTATACCGCGTTTATTTTACAAGCAATCCATTGATCGATAAGAAAACTGGAGCAGAAAAACCGGATCCATCATACTACGAATTAAAGCTACCGATGCAACGGTGGAATAACTTAGTGTTTAACTACAGCTCGACCCACGCAGATTTGTTTGTGAACGGCCATTTGGAACGCACGTTTTCATTTGCAAACCGAAAACTGCCGATTACGGAAACAACAGACGTTGTTACGACCGGCAGCATAGATGGTCTTCACGGGGCAATTAGTAACATACGTTATTACCCCGGCAATGTTAGCAAACATAGAATCGCTAGTATGTACAACATATTTATGAAAAAACGACCGCCGGTAATTAATTTGTAATGATTTATTATATACGTCAATGAATATCGTTGCTATTATTTTAGCCATAGTTGTAGTAGTGTTATTCTATATATTATACAGTTTCTTCGTAGTAAAATCGACAGAAATAACCAAATCTGCCAATTTAAATGCGACCAATCCGTCCATACCTATTAAGAATGGATCGATTAGTACACGTTATGCGTATGGTATTTGGATCTATGTGAATTCGTGGAATACGAACGTTGTGAAAACCGTTTTTTCACGATCCAATAACATTAAATTATATTTAGATTCAAATGCGCCCATTTTGAAGTGTGATATTACCATGACAGGCGAGTCCACTACTAAGCCCGTCAAAACACTCGAAATCACCGATAATTTTCCGTTACAGAAGTGGACCCATGTAACCGTTAGTGTGGATAATCAATATGTAGATGCATATTTAGATGGTAAACTGATAAAATCCGGGCGAATGTTTGATGGAACCAGTGGTCCAGCATCTCCGGATACATCGCCCATGATTATGGGAGGCAATCCATTTGATGCTTATGTTTCCAAGTTTCAATACTGGCCTGAGCCCATTGACCCGCAAACCGTATGGAGCGAATATATGAAAGGTAACGGACAGAGCAATGTGACCAATTTTATGTCATCATACGGCATTAACCTATCGATTATTAAGGATAACATAGAACAATCCAAATACTCATTATTCTAATTTTTATCAAAGGTGTAAAATCGTTTTATACATATATAATATATTAAACGATTATGAATACAATACAACCTGTAGCAACATCTTCACGTATAGAAATGCCACAAAGTGTTCAAGATATAGGCAATCGCATTGGCGAAACCGTGAATAATCTATCTCAATCGGTCAGTGCTAGTATAAATAGTTTTTCTCAACAAGCCGAGGCTGGCGCGGATGCATCGAGTGGGTTTTTATCATCCAATACCATCATCGCAAAATTCGCATTTCTTATTTTAGTCGTAATTGTATTCCTGTTTCTATTGAATTTAGGGATTTTAGCTATTCAATATTTTATGAATCCGTCGAGTAGTCCATATTTAGTCAATGGAATGATCGACGGATCCAGTGGAGGGATTACCATTTCACAGGACCCCAAGATATCCGAGTCCGTACTCATTCGCCGATCCAATAATGAATCTGGCGGCATTGAATTTACATGGTCTACATGGATACTCATCGGCGAACTACCCAGCAACAAAGATATTATGAATAAGTATCAACATGTCTTCCATAAGGGTACAAATGAGTTTACAGAGACTGGCGACAATGCAGGTATCGCAAAGATTAATAATGGACCTGGATTATACATTAAACAAATTACACCACCGGGCGGCAATGATGCGCGCTATGCATCACTTCGTGTTGTTATGTCAACCACCACTGCGGGTACAAACGACTTTATTGATGTGGATAACGTCCCGATAAAACAATGGATAAACGTAATTATTCGTATGCAAAATACCACGATGGACGTGTACATAAACGGCACCGTGGCAGGGCGATTAAATTTAACCAATGTTCCATTACAAAATTATTATGATGTAAATATTTGCAAAAATAATGGGTTTTCTGGTCAATTGTCGAATTTACGTTATTATTCTTACGCATTGAACATCTTTGAAATATCGAAAATAGTAGCATCTGGACCCAATACAAATTCCGCCAATACTCGACCCGCAATGACCAATTTCAATTATTTATCCACGTCTTGGTATACGGCCAAACTTTAGATCATGCACGGCATGAATGAATTCGCTGTAACATAAGCATAAACTATTTCTATGCATATGTTAAATGAGTGATTTAAGTGCAATATGCGAACAACGTAAGCAATTTCAATTGTATAATAAACCACCTGTACGCTTTGAAACAATATCTCCTTATCCGGCATTTACACAGGAGCAATTAAATATGCGACGTAAAACGGAAATATTGAAGTACAATAAAAACTCGTCACAAGGACCACGAATGACACAAAGGCAACGGCTGGCCGCAACATTTCGCGGTGGTTATAACGCTGCACGAGTAGTATGTCCAAATGACTATAAAATCCCCGTATTAACGACGTCGGCTGGTGTACCCGGTCCGCCCATATATTTAGTTGAAGACCCCGACGTTCCCCTATATAATTACGTGAAAGAAACAAATGCATATGCCGAAAACATATACGAAGATGATGAACAATGGATCTTTACGCCCACTGCAAACCAACTGTGTCCCAATAATAATAACAATATTTACACGGAGATTGCCAAATTAATTATTCGCAGCCCGATTCAACAAGCATATACACGGTTTAATTATCAAACCCCGATTCTATTTCGGCTGAGAGGTACGGCCCCGACTGCTAAAAGCGCAGGCGCAACAATAACCGCATCGATTCCGCTAACTAGGCTTAGCTTTCAAGCAACATATAACCAAACTGCTCTCGGTAACGATCCTCAACTAACCAGCCTGTTTTTGCAGAACAGTTCTATTAGCGCACAGCTAGCACCACCGTCTGGATCAAGCACGACTTTTAATTATTTTTGCGAAGCCTATGTGGGATTATTAGAAATAAGTGGTATTATACTTACCACCAGTCCGGGATTTGTTTATGGTTTAAATATTAACTATATCTTAAGTGAAGCAGCAAATACCATAATCGGCAATGATCAAGAAAAAATAGATAACAACAATACTATTATATCGGGAATGGCGTTTGAATTATATGCAAATCTGGCGGATTCATACACACTTCAACCGTCGGTTAATTGTACATTGGCACCTAGTTCTATTTTAGTATCCCCACCAGCGAAAAATGTCGTTTTTACTGGCATACCCCAATTTTGAAAAGTTTACACAAGTGCATGAACGGGTTCGTCATTTTCAATGTATCGATCATAATCATCTCGACACATTGGGCACGATTCGCATTTCACTACACATGATACGCATATGTAGTGGAAACAGCTAGGTATGATTAACTTTTCCGGTACTATAGTGTCGTAGCATACCGGGCAATCTTCGTATTTATTTTCCGCCGCATACATTGCCCGAAATTTGGTTTGCATACGCCTATAATTGTGTGCAGCCCGTTCGCGTTCTCTATTTAAAATGTTTCGAAATGTAATTATTTTTCTGGTTTTTGAATCTATTTTTGCTTTTAAGAAGTTAATTTCGTTCTCTTTTTCCTCCAACTCCGTCAATGGGCGCGGAAATGGGGTATGTGTCTTATGATAAACGACTTTAATCTGCACGGTTTTATTTGCGCTGGCAGTACTTGTCGGTGGAGTGAGAACCCGTACATAGGACATGAGTGTGTGTTGCAAATACAATTTGTATGGATTGAAATATTCATTAAATGATTGCGTAAACTCCGTAATCGAAGGCAACTCTTGTATTCCGTAAATGGGTTCGCTGTCTTCCCATACAACTTCGCTCGATTCCATGTGGCTTGTGATATCGCGGTATGCAATCACCACATCTTTGGGCATAACCAGCTCATATTCGTGTTCAAATTTTGTTTTGTTTTCCGTTTTATTTGTAAGAGTGTACGATCGTATGTGAAATGGTTTTATTTCACCGTTTGTGAGCTTGACTTCCACTGTCTGCAAAAACTCAGCCATCGCACGCTGAAACATCTCATCTCTTGTTAATTTAGGCATTGTCGTGTTTTTGATTGATTTCATTTACTTTTCGTATTTATGTAAAATATTTATCAATTTTTTACATACACAATAATTTATACGCGTATAGTATATAATATGCCTCGCTGCCCTCCTGGTTCTCGTAGATGTCCTCCCAAAACGGGGAAATGCCATAAACGTTCCAAAAACACTGTAAAGCGCAATAAGACCGCTAAGAAAAGCCCTGCCCCCGCAGCATCTGCTTCTCCTGCAGCTGAGGCACCCGAAAGTCCCATGCCAAAACTAAAGTGGATTGATCACTTGAAAATGTGTTCGAAAAAGTTCAACATCAAGTACGGCGATGCCATGAAAGACCCCAGATGCCTCAAACTATACCGTGAGAGTCGTTAGAATCGATGCACTTTTGTAAATAAGTGATTCTATAGCGATTCGTCAACTCAAAATCCGGTGGATATGTATTTACATCAAACTTATATTCATCGATTCTGGTTATGACACAATGAAAAATATATTCGTAGTATTCACATAGATTGATTAACTGAACCATATATGTTTCCCAATGACGGACTTGATGATAATGATAAAAAAACACGTCGAGTAGTGTTTCCGGTGCATATAAATGAATCCGGGGTTCATATTTGATCTCAACATCAATATGTTCACAGAATATTGCATACAATGCCTTCATTTTATTCAATATTTGTTTGTATTTGGTTATAATATCCCGGTTTACAGAAACAATCGCGCTCTTAGTAGTCGGCTGCGACGGCTGTTGCATATTTTTTGCGGATTGGTTCAATACCCATTTCAAATCAGTCAGGAAAATCCGGTTGGTTTGTATGTTATTTTTGCCAATGCTTAAATTATTCAACATCGTTTTTTCGGTATCATACTTAGTTTGCTGTTGTTTCACTGACGTCATTTCGTTATTTATTTTATCCAGTGACCACGTACCTATATCCTTATATTCATCGAAAACCGTTGCCATCGCACTACATTTTGTCTCCATTTTGTCTATCGTCATCAAATGTTCTCGCTGTATGAACTTTTTTTCATCGTTAGTTAACTCAAACGCTGTATACGACCCACCTCGCACATTGTCAATCCCATAGCACTTCATGTGTTTCTTTACAATAAAATCGATTTCACATGTTTGACGCAAAACAATGGATTCTAATATTCGTAACGGTTTATATTTTTGCAAATATTCGTGCATTATTTCACATTCTAGTAATATAACAGAATCATCAGTTGTGGTGGTCGATGAACCGTGTAAAAACAGCTTATCTTCGGTCAATAATAGCACATGTAACAAAAACATTGGTCGAAACGTAAATAATATACAGTCGAAAGTCTATATTATTTTTTTGGAAATTTATAAATAACTTATTCTTGGGGATGCGCGACTTTTATTGCGCGTTTATTTCGAAATTACTTCGAAATTACTGTGCGTTTACTTCGAAATTACTGTGCGTTTACTTCGAAATTACTGTGCGTTTACTTCGAAATTACTGTGCATGTGAGTGCATAAACACACTACGTGTCGGGTTCAAGCACATATTCTGTGACGGAAACACCTGTCCGGACATGCATTTACTATCGTCGTCCACTTCAATGCATCCGCGTTTGCCCTGGTACTCCCCGACCAAACACCAGTTCACTTTTCCTGCAGTAATTGGCTTTTGAATCGGGTCGACGCTCGCATCTGGTACGGGCTGATTTAGGCCCGGCTTTGAATTATTTATCGCATTGTCCAAATTGCTGCTGTTTCCATATCTAAACGAATTGTCGAGTTGGTTCACTGCATCGGCAGCAACATGTCCGCGGCTCGCCGCCTTTAATAATTCGGCAGCAGATTGTATAGTATCGCCAGCCAAATCAATGCCAGATTTTGCTACATCCGTTACTACATCAGTTGATTTGTCAATTACGGTACCCGCGGTATACCCAAACACAGACAATATTTGAGTAAATAGGGGACCAAAAACATTGCTAATTGTTTGCAACAGATTACCCATGGATGCCAACAGATTTATACCTAAAAAGGACAGCACGAGTAAGACAGTTAACACAACAATTACCATGTTTTTTCCACTAAACATATTCACTTCGCCAGTTTGGATGGGCACAATAGTAGGTTCGGTCACACTCGGCGTTATTGGTTTTTGAGTATTTTCAAATGATTGATTCATAATTATATATTATAACCAGTTTTTTTTGTGAACCGTATTACAATAATATTCTATTATTCTTATAAAAAGAATTTAGACATTCGTTTATTACTATGTTATAATTTGTATTCCTAGTATAATGAGTTTAATTGGAATGCTCGAGTCGTTTTTTATATTGAGTTTAGGCATCACCTTTGTATTAGTTCTGTTTTTAGTATATCATTTTAAACAGCGACTTACATTGTTAGAAAATAAGTGTGATACCACGTTTGAAATTATTAATAACGTCGTGAGTGAGTTGGGTAACATTCGCGGCGCGTTTCGTGTAGGTGGAGCACAGACACCGGCCCAGACACCGGCCCAGACACCGGCCCAGACACAGACCAGGCCCGAAAGTACTACACATGCCAAAATTAATGTTACAATCAGTGACGATGAGCATGACGTGAGTGATTACGAAGACGATGACGAAGACGATGACGACGAGGACGAGGACGACGATGATAGTGATGGTGACGATGATAGTGATGGTGATGATGAGGCGGAGAGCAGCGATGACGATGACGATGACGATGACGATGACGCCCACGATGTCGTACACGATGTTAAGGAAAGTGGTGAAGATAGTGATGGTGATAGTGCTGACGATGTCAAGGAAAGCGGCGAAGATGACGATGTTGCGGAGGGCGGGGTCGATAATGCAAACTCCGGATCAAATGATGATTCGAATAGTGTTCGCATTATAAATTTGGATAATCAACAAGAGTTTGATATTATCGAAACTGTGGAAGATCTAAATGCCGAAAATGTTAACAGAGATGACCATGTCGACGATGACAACTCACATATCGAAAATATGGAAGAAATACAGCTACATGTGGAAAAGTTGCCTACCAGTGAACATCATTTAGACGATTCATCTATTGCCAGTTCAGTCGCGGAGTCGAAAAACAACAGCCACATTTACAAAAAAATGACACTCCCTGTGCTGAAAGCCTACGTTATTGAAAAGGGGTTAATGAGCGACCCGAGCAAATTGAAAAAGCAAGAATTAATTCAGTTAATTGAATCCAGTGATATTTAGTGTAGTTATATCATACTGTCCAAATAAAAAAACAAATATAATATATAATTCTATTTGTATATTATAATGCAATCAACTATGTCGTTTCATCCAGAGACTATACAATGTGCATATCCGGTGATAAAAGAGACCGTACCACAATCGGAGCGTGGATATAGAACCAATAACAAATATCCTCAATTCCCGCCATTAATGAATGACGGGCGTTCCATCACTGCTACGTGGCAACACGATGCTGTTACCAACGCAAAGCTCATTGAAGAGAACCAAATTAAGTCGAATTGGGAATACCGTAGATTTCTCACAAAGAACTCCGCGGGTGTGATGGAACAGAATTTTAGAGAATCGTCCAATGATTTAGGGTATAACAGCCGATTTATTTCCGCACCTAACATTCAATCCAATCAGTTTGTCGGGGCCTCAAGTCCCGCTCTATATACGTCGGTGCAGGACAATCAATCCGTTCTTGGTCGCACGATTAGTGATTTAAAGACGAATTATTTGACTCGCGAAGACCTGCAATCCCGCAAATTCTCCCCCGTGATTACACAAGACCAGTTTATCAAATCAATGAGCGCGCCGCAACCAAAGGCATAAGTATTTTTTGATTATGGGCATATAGAAATAACACGTTTATTAACTTCATACATGAAGGTAATAAGTTTTGATATTGGGATAAAAAACATGGCGTATTGCGTGTTGTCGGCAACGCAAAATGCTGACGCGCCAATAACGATTCATGATTGGAATGTACTGAGTATGATCGAAGAAACTGCGCCCGCAATATTTCCGTGTAATTGTATGATTGCCGGGAAAAATAAAAAAGTTGAGCCCAAAATGTGCAATAAATCTGCAAAATATAGTAAAAATGACCAATATTTTTGCGACCGACATGCCAAAATCTATAAACAATATATCATTCCCACCAAAAAACACTCATCGGCTTTTATCAAAAAACAAAAGGTCCCCGACCTGGTCGCATTATGCAATACACATATGTTGTTATTGAACAAGGATGCAAAAACGCTCAAAAAGGACCAACTCATTGAAATACTTTCCGGGTTTTATAAACAAATGTGTTTCGACCCCATTGTCACATTAAAATCGAAAAACGCGAATGAAATTGATTTAATTCACATTGGCAAATCGATAAAACGGTTGTTTGATCAATTGCCGGATATTGACACCATTACCAATGTATTGATTGAGAACCAAATATCGCCCATTGCAAATAGAATGAAGACAATTCAGGGTATGTTGGCACAGTATTTTATTATGAAAAATGACAATATACACATCGACTTTGTTTCGTCTTCGCACAAATTAAACCAGTTCAAGCAAATTCCGGCATTACGTGAACCGACGAATGCAATAGTACAGGATAGTGTATGTGCTGTGGCGGAGCCGGGTGCAGCGGCGGAGCCTGGCGAATCCACTAAAACAAACCCACATTATAAAGCCCACAAAACTGACGGCATTACATATTGTCAAGAAATACTCGAAAAGAACGCAACGCTGACGCATTGGAATTCATCCATGAATACCCGTAAAAAGGACGATTTAGCAGATGCATTCTTGCAAGGCATGTGGTACTTCAAACAACAAAATATTATATGTTATGCGGATGATTTAAAAATAAAACTTGTGTAAATATCATAACAATGGAATCTATCGATATCAGTTTAGATAATTTAGAACCTATTTCTTTGGATTTTAACAGCGGTAATGCGACTCCGTCTGTTAATTTTGGGTCTGGAATAGAATTA